GTTTGCGAAGAGAGGGTGAGGGCATTGGTGGCGTATGGTTTTGTGGGCAGCTGGCCACGGATGCCGTGCGATGCATCAGGTGGGTGCAATTCGCAGCTACCGGTTGCATCTGGTGCAAACAAGTCCAACGGCATGAGCACCTATGAAAGGGTGGTGGGGAATATGCGGGGTTTGATGGGGTAGACGAATTGCCGGAGTAATAAACGCTATACCATTATCGCGGGTGGCTGCGAAGCAGGGGTGTATTTCTACACGCCTGCTGTGCGGGCACGAGGCGGGTGCATGAAATGAAGCGTAGTGAAACGGGAGCGCCATGAATGCACTGGCCGGATGCCCAGGCAAATAAACGATCATAGTGTTATTAGTCCGGCGCTGCTGAGAGGGCGGTGGGGTGTAGTGGGGTTTCCTGGTATAAGGCTGTTTGCGGGTGAGCTGTGCGGGCTACTTTACATAATGTGGTTATAGTGCAAGTATTTCACATTGCAGTATAACAGCATATTATGTAAAGGTAGCTTTGCTTTGTGCGGATGGCGCGGGCAATGCTGCAAAAGACCGTGCAAGCCCTGCACCAGCTTTTCGCGGAAAGGGCGGGGATTTTGCAGCATGGAGCAAAGCAGCCGTTTGCCAGGTAATGAGATATGTTTCCTTTGGTCTCTAAAATTTTACTGTAAATTTTTAAAGTGGTTGCCCTTTTTGGTGGTGAATGATGTGCAGTTGATCAACGGTGCTAACGCCACTGTCGTTTTATAGTAGTAATTCAGCCCGGACCATAAATGTAATAACGGCAATAGAAGGGTAAATGAGGCTATTGTTTAATGAATTTTATAGGCTATGGCTGTTTATAGTCTACCAATAACTAATTCCAATGTGTGGTGCATGAGCGTGCAGCAGCCAGGAGTGATATTACAGGGTATAGATTATTGGAAGCAGCAGTGTTATGTAGTTCTTAATACTCCGTTAGGCAGTGATCCTTTGCGGCCAATGTTCGGGTGTGATTGGGCAAAACAAGTTGATGGGGGAAGCCTTATTGCAGCGGCAAGCATAAAACAACAGATCATTAATGCGCTCACTATTTGGGTGCCGGAGGTGACGGTTGGTAAGATAACTTATACCATCAGCGCCGGGAAGGTTGTGTTTAATATCAGTTTATCAGTAGCAGGGCAAAGTATTGTTTTACCGTTAGCAGCGTAAATATTATGACAGGCGTATTTACAGGAATTACCGGGACTTTAATTGCGGATGCTGCAGTACCTTTTTTAAGGAGTGGTTACGGTTACAATATCACTATAGAATGGGCAGGCGTTAAGTATAGCTCTTCCGGATTTATTGATATACCATCAGTGGTGAGCTGGGCGCAGAGTAGTTACGGGAGTATAGGACAGTGGGTATATGGAAAGGATATTGTAGCAGTATATGCTAATAGGGGGGTGCAGGATGTGGCTGTAAATATTACAACCGACTTATTGCCTGCAGGAGATTTTGACCCGAGGGATTTTGACCCGAGGGATTTTTATGTAGGATAAACAAAAAGCGATGAATAACGCAAATATCGTTAATTATATTGATGCTCACATTTATAATAATGCTTCCCCGTTAATACGAGGAAAAGTGTTACAAAATGCGTTAAGTTATTTAGCTACTATGGATGCGAGGGCATCCGGGACATTTACAGACGGCCAGGACAGCCCTAATGACGGAGTGTTGAGCATTGATTTCGTGAACCGAATATTATATGATGCCAGCGGTAACATATCTATCAATTACGGTAACAGGTTTGCATATGACGATAACGGAAATTTGGCGATAGAGTGGACTGTATCAGAGCGTTTATTATACGATTTTGCGGGCACTAATTCTGTAGACTTTGGAAATCGTTACATGTATGATGACTTGGGTACATTCGCTATGAGATGGACAAGCAGCGAACGTCAATGGTATGACTATAGTGGTGTATTGTCCGGTGATTTTGGTGGACGTGTGTTTATTGATGCCAGCGGTAGTGCGGCCAGCATAGATTACGGAAATCGTGAGTTACTTGGTGGCGGCAACAACATAGTAGCTAATTGGGATTCGTATTATTTATATGACCATTTAGGTAATTATTCAGTTGATTGGAATAACTATTATCTAACTGCTAACGGCGGCTATCCATCTGTAGATTGGGGCAACGGTTATCTTTTTTATAGCTCAGGTATACCTTGTGTAGATTGGCTTACAACGTATTTATACGACTCATCCGGTGATGTAGCCGGTAATTGGGACTTCAGGCAATTAACCAGCAGTAGTGGTTATGTAACGATGAATTGGGATGCTTGTTTATTGTATGATGCATCCGGTAATATATCTATAGACTACGATAGTAGGACGTTAGGCGATATGGGGGTAGTATTCCTGAATTGGATAACTCAAATGGCTTACGATGGTAATGCGGTGTTATCAGTGGCGTGGGGTTATTCTGATAGATACTTAGCAGATGAAAGCGGTACACATTCATTGGACTGGCAGAATAAATTATTATATGATAATGCAGGTAACGTAGTCATAAATTACAGTGACACGAACGCTCCCACATCCATAACTCAAACTGCTACCGACAGTAGTGATAAGATCGCCACGACTGCTTTTGTGCAAGCTGCAGCCACTGGTGACCGTACTACGCCTAGCGCTACATTAATAGGAGTAACAGGCTCAGGTGCTACAGTGTCGGTAGTTGGTAACAGTAAGTTTGGATTAATAACCTTGACCACAGGAACGGGCACCATAACAGGCGGGGACGTGTGTACTATAGGATATGCCACCCCTTACTCTACAGTGGCGCTGCCTACACTGATGCCATATAATTATGTTACTGCTAACCTTACTGCTACAACCGCTGTGTTTCCCGATAGCTGCAATACAGGCAGCTTTAAAGTTTTTGTATCTGCACCATTAACCGCGTCTACTGTGTATGTATGGAAGTACTCAGTAGACGGATATTAATATTTTTTTAACTATTAAAATTAAATGAAATGCAATTATCTGATTACAAAGTATGGTTAGCAACAGCCGTGTGCCGCAACCCGGCATGTTCTTTTGTTGCGGTATCTATTCAGACAGATACTAACGGAAATCCTTCAGCCATAGTTGGAACAATATCTACGCCAGCTATACCGGCTGTAGCTGCTGTGCCACCGAGTGCAGGAAACCAGACAGGTACACCCGGCATTCCCGCCGTACCTGCACAAACAAATGTAGCTATGTCCTGGAATATGAACGGAACGGCTATGAACCGTGATCGCGGTCTGGACCTTGTGCAGAGCGTTCCTCTTTCGTCAATCACTGTGCCTACGACTTAAGAAATGTCCTTTTACAACCTTCTTTCTCAGCAATGAGAAAGAAGGTACTGTAATGTAGATGGGAAAGCGATGTAAAGGAGGTGATACAGCTGGCTAGTGAGGTGAAAAATGAGTGGTTACCGTTTTAAAATTATTTGATGGCAGGTACGTATATACAGTTTGTAGATGATAGCGTGGACACAGCGCTTGCGGATGCAATTAACGATTATCAGAGTATTTCCGGGCGTACACTTGGTAACGCTGATCCGGAAATGCTGCTTATAAATGCTTTCGCGTACAGGATGGCGAAGATACGGACACAAATAAATTATGTAGGTAATCAAAATCTTATTGCCAATGCTACCGGAGCTGCCTTAGATGAATTGGCAGCGAAATTCGATGTATTCAGGTTAGATCCCAGCGCTGCAGAGGTGGCTATACTTTTTACTACCGTGGCTGGTGCACCTACATTAGTAATAGCAGCCGGAACACAAATAAAAAGCCAGGATGGCCTTGTGCTGTTTGCCACCAATGCAGATCTTACTATACTAACGGGTGCCATCACCGGTACGGTTGATGCAACATGTACTACGCCAGGCGTAATAGGCAACGGATATCTAAGCGGCATGGTAAGTATTATTGTTGATCCCCAACCATTTGTTACCACCGCAAGCAATACCTCCACTACCACAGGAGGCAGTGATGCGGAAACGGACGACCAGTTAAGAATACGTATACCACTTGCCTCATCAACTTTCAGCGTTGCCGGTCCATATGATGGTTATGTTTATTGGGCGAAGACTGCCAGCCCTTCAATTATCGATGTGAGCATAACTACACCGGTGCCAGGGACTGTAAATATATATCCACTGCTTGCCGATGGCGTAATACCTGACAGTGCAATCCTTGATCTTGTAGAAGGTGTGTGCAGTGGCCGGAAAGTACGGCCACTGAATGATACTGTTGTGGCTGTAGCACCAACGGCGGTAAATTATAGCCTTACAGCATCGATAACAGTACTTGCCAATTTTAATACGACTGCTGTAAGTGCACAGGTCTTAGCTAACCTCAATGCTTTTGTGAATGTGTGGACCAACGGATGGGGTGCATTAGGGTATGATATAATCGTGGATCAGCTCATAGGGCAATGTATGAATGTGCCGGGTGTGTACAGCGTGGATTTTGGAGGCCTTACCGATACTATTCTTGACGATACTGAATTTTCAAATTGCACCGGTGTAACTGTAAACGTAGTAGGAGTTGTGAGCGAACCGCATTAAACAATGAATAAAAATGTAATAATAGCCGATAGTATCAAGTATCAACCGCATATGTATGCGTTTGATATCTGGATGCAAGAAGCATTCCGGAGACTGGATGTAAGCCAGTTGCTATTATATTTTGTAGATACAGTAAACCCCGCAGTGTTACCAATCCTGGCGCAGGAATTTGATGTATTGGGTAACAAGGGATGGAATTTTACAACGGACGTCGCCGATCAGCGGGCGCTTATAAAAAAAGCGATTGAGCTTCATAAATATAAAGGCACTCCGTGGGCAATTGACCAGGTATTGATACAGGCAGGCCTTACGGGAGCAACATTACAGGAAAGCGTAGGGACTGATCCTGATACAGGGTGGGCAGTCTTCAGGATAGTGATAGATACAAGCCTTTTAATGCCTGATCCGGCGCAAATAGCCAATGCAATTACGCTGATCATGCTGTATAAGAACCAGCGAAGCGTGTTGGATGGGCTTTATTACACCGGGCTTGATTTTACGGAGACAAGCGGCCTCGCGCTGAACGAAGAAAACCTGATCATTGATGCAGATGAGACGCTTGCCGGTGACAGTATGGGTACACATGGATCGTTTTATTACAATGGTGCTGTTTATTATGATGGGAGCCATAATTACAGCCAGGATACAGACACGATTTTCATTGAATTGATATAGTAAAATTTGTTTTTATGAAAAATGATAGCGTAAAATTGAAAGGAGTATTCCAGATGAAGTGCATAGAACACGGAACAGGTAAAATACTTCATGAATTTGAGGATAACAACCTTATCGTGACACTCGGCCAGACAGCTACAGTCTACCTGCTCGGCGCTGATGTAAGCGCATCCCCGGTAACACAAATAGGAGTGGGAACCAGCAACACGCCTGCGACTATTGCTGATACGACCCTTACAGGGGCTTTTATAAAGAACCTGAACACTGCCGGCACAGTGAATACCTATACTTCGAACTCAGTAACATTCGGATATCAGTTTGATACTACTGAGGCTAATGGTATGACGATATGGGAATTTGGATTATTTACCACCAGCGGCGTTTTGGTGGCGCATAAAGTGTTGAGCGCATCAATTGTGAAGAATAGCAGCTTTGCAATTGCCGGCACATGGACAATCACAGTAAGTTAAAAGCATTTTTATGACTAATTATAATGGCAATCCTTCAGGCCCATTAAATACAGGCGTACCGCTGGTAGATACAACAGACCTTGTAATTGGCGGCGCTTCCGGCAATGCAAATGCCGCTACAAAGCTGCTAATGGACAATGATGCTTACCTGTATGGTTTATTAGGCAAATTTGAAGGTGTTGTAACATTGAATGTTTCTGCGGGAGCAACGGCAAATATTACTGTAGCTAACCTGACCAATAACCTGCTACTGATGAACGTGAACGCAGCAACTAATTTCACAGGTAACTTGCCGGATGTCGGAACTTATCCCGTAGGAGGAATTGCAGTTGTCAAAAGACAAGGGGCTTATTCAAACCCGGTTACTTTACAGGCACATGCCGGGCAAACTTTTTCAGACAGGAATGGCAACACACCATCAAGTATATTTTTGCATAATGGCGAAAGTGTGACTTTATGTAATGTTAGCAGTAAATGGCAAATACTGGAAGTTGACGGCAATTATTATGATGTAGGTGATCAGATGTTTGGATATAATATAAAGCCAGGCACATTGAAAAGGGATGGTACACTTTACGGCCGGGCCGGTTACCCTAGGTTATGGGCGTGGATATTAGCCAATGGTCTTGCAGTAAGTGATGCCACCTGGTCAAGTAATCCGGGCGGCTCATTGTGTCCTTATCCTTATAAATCGATGTTCAGTACAGGTGATGGCTCTACTACTTTCAGAGTGCCGGATGACAGGGGATTATTTGACCGGGCGTTAGACATAGGAGCCGGTATAGATGCTGACCGTGTAAGCGCATTGCTTGAAGATACCGTGGCAAGTAAGGAAGCGGATAGCTTTTCGAGCCATACGCACATCATTGATCAGACACCGCACACACACGGCACCAGTGAGACGCCACATACACACCAGGTTGGCACATATAACACTACCGGAGGCGCAGAAAGCGGGCTGGCAGGTATTGTAGATTCCAACAGTTGTACTCCTGATCCATTTGCTTCCGGTGGAGCTGTTACCGGTTTGGGCATTAACAACGCTTCGATTATTATTTCAAATGAAAATACCGGTGGTACAGAAAACAGGCCTATCAATGTGGGTAAGCTTCCCCTGCTGGTTTATTAGGCAATAGAAGGGGATTAACGAGATAATTGTATTCATTTTTGCCACATGCAGGAAGTTAAGCTATGGATATTGGTTTCATTAGTTGTGATCATGGGGTCTGTGCTTGGTTTCATAGGTAAAGTGGTTACAAAAATTATTATTCAAAGGCTTGACGATATAGTGAAAGAGTTGAGGGAATTAAATAAAGCTTCGTCAATGCATGCACAGGATATTAAGAATTTGCAAGAAGCAGATACTGTTATAAATCACAGGCTTAATAATCATGCTGATAGAATAAGGGTAATTGAAATGAAAGGTGCTAAGACTAATCACATTGACACTTAATTAAATTTTATGAATACCATAGAACAAAAAATTTGTTACACCGGCATCAGGTATTGGTTGAAAAGATTTACGAGTAAATCGCCAAAATGGGCCGTCCGAATACAGTGGGTTGGCGGTGTCGCCGCTTCATTATGGGCGTTGGCCATCATGCTTGATCAGAGTGGTTTCTTTTCATTTATGACTGCGCAGCAGCATACAAAATTTGTGCTGATTACTACAGCAGTAAGCGGGATGCTTACAGGATGTGGTTTTGTTGCAAAACTTCCCTCGACAGATCCTAACCTGGTGCCTGAGGAGGTGAAAGCGGCAATACTTAACCAGGCGGTACAAAACGGCACGCATGCTATTGTGAAGCAGTCAACCGGTATGATCTAATGGATCATCCATACATAGCGTCTGTATGTATTTTGGGTGCTTTTGTTTTATGTTGTTACCTGCATTACCTGGGCAGGCCTAAGTAAGTTTTTTTAACCTTTAAATACGTTTTTATGTCTTTTTTGAAAAATCTTGTTGACAAAGTTGAAGTAGATCTGGGTGATGTTGGGGCTGCCCTTACGGCAGCTCACCTAAGCGCTGTTACGAAGGTGCTGACCAATATTGATAATGTGCTAAAGAACCCGATAGTGGATGGTGTATTGGGAACTGTACTAGATCCACAGATCACTAAATTACTTCCTCAGTTTACTACTGTCCTTGATAAAGCGATAGTGGACCTGACTATAGCTACTAAGATAGCAGGTGATATAGCCGCTGCCACTTCTACAGAGGCCAAACTTATCATCTTCCTGAAGGACCTACAGGCTGAAAATCCTATTATTAAGAGTGCTTTGCTTGATGCCCTTTGCGGCCTTATGCTTGCGGCACTCGGAAATAATGTGTTTTCGGCCCAGATATACGCTATATATGCATCCTGTAAGAACTACCTGGCTACGGGTAAACTGCTCGCAGCTTAATAATCATTTTTTTATAACTAATTAACCGGGTGCCATTCGCATCCGGTTAATTCATTCAAAAGGCAATGGCAGATTTCGAATTATTTTTTCCGCTGATAGTAACTGACGAAAAACTTATTGTTACTGATGATCCTAACGATAGCGGTAAGTATTCGGTAGCAGGTATATCCAGTGTGGACGATCCGGACGATCCAGCTGTACTCAAAGCGAAAGAACTTGGGTTGACAGATGGCCAGTGGGATGAGTCGCTTTTACCGCTAGTAAAAGACTTCTACCGTAACAGGGAATGGAAGTTGTATTGCGGGGACCAGATCATTAACCAGGAGGCGGTAAATACTATTGGTGATCGCGGGGTAAATATTGGCGCTGGTGAAAGTATAAAAATGACACAGCGCCAGGTAGGCGTAGAAGATACCGGCATCATGGATGCGGAAACTATTGCAAAAATAAACGAGTTAAATCCATACGCATGAGAAAGATACTTTTAATATTCACGTTATTGGCTTGTACACTGGCTTGTACACTGGCAGGGACCGCAAAAGTTACCGATAGCTGTAGTTATTACAGAGCCAAATGCGACAGCCTGGAGCATGCCAGCTTCATACTATACTCACAAGTAGATTGGGTGCAATATTACCTTGCGCTGATGCAGAAACGGCAAAAAGATACCGTTTATTCGAAAGGGTGGCTTATCAGGGCCGTTGCGAATAAATTACCTGCTAACCCATATATGGGGACACCTGTAAAGAAGCAAGTGCATAAATCTGCGACAAAAAAGACAATCAAAAAGCACTAAAAGAGCGGGTATATGGAAAATAGGGCTGGGCGTGTCTACGCCCAGCTTTTTTAATTGTTCAGGATCTTAAGTGTTTCCTGCCAACGAAGCACATCATCATTACGGAAGTAGCTCATAGTGGTAGCGATATCACTGTGGCCGGCATTGGCCTGTACGAATGCGGGGGCGACATTAGAGGAAAGCAAGCGTGTAATGTAAGTGTTACGTGCCATGTGGAAGCTGATCACATCATGCAGGGGTTTCATTTCACGAATTGTTTTTGCACCCTGCATCTGGATTATTTCACAAGGCCTGTTTAAATTTACGGTATCTTTTTTAAAAATGGTCTTTAGCACTTTGCCGGCAGCCTGGGAGTGCTGGAACCTGAATAATGTTTTGCGGTTAAAATCTGCTTCACAGTTGATATATCTATCTATGATTGCTGCTGCAGTATTGGACAGAGGCATACTGTTCTGATGGTCCGTTTTCATATTGGTTAGGGCAATGGAACGGATCACGCCAGAGGTGGTAATATGAGATTGTATATGTGTTGGCTGCAGCTGTATGATATCGGAATGGCGCAGGCCTGTTTCGCAGGCAAGTAGAAACGCATCGAGCACCATGCGATGGTATTCATTATCGGTAATGTATGCGTGAAGGGTGGCCAGCTCTTCAGGGCGCAGCGGAAATTTTGCTGCAGGGGTAGTTTTTAGCTTATAAACTTTCTTGTAATCTGGGTTGACATTCTTTATTTTCAGATACTCAATTGCGTAACTCAATACGGTGACTATTTTAGTCATACGTCTGGCAATAGTAGCATTCGTGTTTTTCTCCTCCTGGATCAGGAATAATGTTAATTCCTTATAAAATGACCTGTCAATGTGCGATACAAGTATTTCCTTTTTTCGCTTCTCCTGCATTTTTTCCAGCTTACCTTTAATGACCTTGTAACCTCTGATGGTGGTATTATCGTGTGTGGCTTTGATGGCTGCAAGGAATTGAGCGAAAATGAAAACAAGGGATAGGTCTTTTTCTTTGAAAAGCTTACGGTCTGTTTGGTAAGTGCCAGAAAGTGATTTAATGAATTCTGTTATATCAGGTGTTATGTTCTCTATATTGCAATGAGAAATATAACTATCAAACGCATTTTTCCAGTCCTTGATTTTTTTATTAATCTCAGCCATTTTATCTATGTCCATGCTCCTGACAGTGCCGGTATTCTTATTCCAATATTTATATTCTTTATTTGCTTTGGTGGTTGGAATGGTATAACCTATATACTTTGTCGGGCAAACCGGACCGTTCTGGAAAGCAGCCATGATATGCGCTGTGCCGTTTTTCTTGTCTTTAAGGTAGAAGCGTATTGATGCCACTGGGTATGGATTTAGGTATGGATTTCATACTAAGGTATAACTTTTTTGAAACAAACGAATAGGTAACATTTAATAAAAATGCCTGTTAATACTGCGTTTCACAGCTAACAGGCATTTTTTAAGAAAAGGTTAAGGTAATGTGTGGTGGCCTCGCCAGGAATACAGTAGATACTGCCAATATTGCATCCTAGCGGTTCGGGTATGGATTTGGGTATGGGTATTATTATTCATTGTCGAGGGAAATCGAAATCAACGACCAATTTTCACCTTCATATTTTAAAGAACAATGGTAACCACTACGCAATAGAGCACTATATGTATTTTCTGCATCTACATAGCTCACAACAGTATAAATACTGTCTCCGAGATAATGAACAGCTTGCTCATCATAATCAGGAAATTTTGCGGTAGCAGGTGCCTTTAAACGTTTTTTTAAGAACTCTTGGGACATAACAAAAGCATCTATTGCTTTTTCTGAAGCTTCTTTTTTTAAAGCGTCAGCATGGGCATTTGCTTCATCTACTTCCTTTTGCTTTAATGCCTGCTGTTTACCAATTTCATCCGTGCTGTCTTTTGCGTGAGTAATACTGTCATCGTGCCTCGTTTGCGCTACCATTTCGGGAGTAGCCGGTAGTAATGTTGCGGCAATTACAAACATGCCGTAAAATGCTATAATGCATGTAAATACTATCTTCCAGCCAAGTTTTATATTTTTAGAAAGCCACAGCAATATTATTCCAAGAGGGAATAAAAATATACAAGAGATTATTATAAATGGACGTTTAAAATACCATTGGGGTTGCATAATCTTAAATTTTTTCGTTTCAATTAAGGGCCATGGCTTTCATGGCGCCGGGTAGCTTATCGTTGTGGCTCATAGTATGATAGGCTACCGTCTATTTTACCATTAAACCTGGTTTTCTTTCATCTGCGAGTTCTCTAAGCCATGACATTGTTTTAGCAAGTTCAGCCTTAGTGTGGGCTTCTATCTGCCTCGTCTGGGCATCTAGTTCAATTGAATTGGCCATCTTCTCAGCCATTCGAAATAGTCTGTCTTCTTTGCTCATAGTAGTATTACCCGTGTTTTTGTCGGGGGACGAATTTAATGCACTTTCGTCACTTTCTTGTCTTGCAACAGGTACATTTTCAATGAGTTCTATATTGTTCATAAATACCCTATACAGTTTCACCGCTTTTTTAACATCCTCTTTTGGCATAGATGCGAAAAAAGTAGCAGAAAGTTCCATTACTTTAAGATCGTGCGCTTTTGGAGGAGGTGTATTTTTCTCTATCCACTTTTGAATACGCGCTCGTGGAATGCCAGTAAAATCAGCTATCTCCTGTTGTGTGATTCCGTAATTTTCAAGTAACTTTTTTACATCCATCTAATTATACTTAAAAATATGTTAAAAAACATTTTGCGAATTGCGAAATAATTCGCAATCTTTGTCATGTCGCACTGATAGAGTAGAAAGCAGAATAACGTTAGAAAGCTCTTACACAAAACATGCCAATTTAATTAAAATTTATGAATAAGGCAAATATGACTGATGAAAAGTTAAAAGGTTTAGAGCTAGCCAGAAGGCTTTATGAAATTGGCGGGAAAATAACCAGAGGCGATAAGCACCGCGCATGTGAGGTTTTTGGCTCGGGGCCTGAAGAGCCTTTGCACCCGAAGACCGTAGAGCGATACACCAGCGGAAAGATCGAAGACCTTAAGGATGAGGATTTTGCCCGTGACTTACTTGCTTACCTGGAGCGGTGCCATGAGACACGGATGAAGATGGTTGAATATTTAAAGACCTCATTAGTATAAAACTTTTCTTATGGACACGGCCACAGAAAATAAAATCGAACTGGATGATGTGCAGTATGTGGCTGTGCACCTCGGGCCAATATTCCTACAGATCGGAATACCAGAGGAGCAAATATTTTCAATGGGTTTTAAAATAGCACGGGTAATAGTTGCGGAACGCGATAACATTTTAGAAAAACAATAGGTATGCAAGAAACATTCATTTGGTGGGAGCCATTTATAAATCAGCTAGCACATATAGCGGTTGACAATGGAGTAGATGCGACAACAGATGAGGGTTTTGAATGGTGTACCTGCTATATGGTTCTAACGGCTTCTTTAAATTAATATTTTCTCATACCTCAAATTTCTAAGAATGGAATACAACTTTCAAGACATTACTACTCCGGAAGCAGCCTTTGCAGTTCAAGGCCTTGATATATTCAAGACACCAGACTTTAGCAATTACCCTGCTAATATGCGTGAGCATCTTGTGCATGAATGGCGCTGCCTTGTCTGCATTGCTGCAGTGAATGGTGATTTTGTGCCGGACTGGAAAAACCCTGACCAAATTAGATACATGATCCTATCATGGGTAGTAAGGGATGATTCCAAGCCTTCCGGGTTCGGGCTTTCGTACTACGACTTCGATAACTCGTACACGTGCACGTTTGTCGGGGCTCGCCTTGTCTTCGGAAGCACGGAGAAACGCGCTCACTTCAGAAAATATTTTTGGGAGGTTTGGGAAGCTTACTATTTATCGTAATAAAAAAAATATTTTATGAGCGAATATCGCGTACATCTTAATGAGAGAATAGAGCAGCTTAAAAAGGCTCATCAGGAATATCAAAAAAGGGAAGCAGAGGCCACAGATAAAGATATGAAACTGGCATACAATTCACTTGCTGCCAGCACTTTTGATATGCTCTGTGAGGTTGAAAACCTTTTGAAGCTTTACAACGTTTGCCACCAGGAGAAGGACGAATTAGACATAGTGTATTAAATGCATTATATGAGTATCAAAAACGTCATTAGTTATTTGATTACCGGAGCAATGCTAGCCGCATTTTGGTTATGCTTATTTTTTGTGAAAATTGAAGAATAAATGTATAACGAGCATTTACAGATAACACCGGAAAATCCACTAATAGTTACATCACAGGCGCAGCTTGAGCTTGTTATGTTTAATGTATTGGGCAAGTGTGGCATAACTGCCATGATGCCTGAGCAACGGAAGGTTGTACAAACAGAAATGCCTACCAAGCTTGCAAGGAAATACTTGCTAGAGAAAGGGCACCGGGTTATAGGTGATCCGTCTTTTAATGCGCTCATTAAAGAATATGGTATTACCGCCAAGAAGCGGGGTAAAGAGAACTGGTATCAGGTAAGTGACCTGGACAAGATACCAAATAGATTATAAAAAAGGGTACGCAGTTGGGGAATTGCTTACTTGAAATATAAATCGTGATGCCGGTTGTGTGTTACCCTTTCAGAGGGTGAAAAAATGATTGCACCGCAATAGGGTATTGCCATGTCTTTTTATTACTAACCATACAACTATTGATTTTATGAGAAAAGCAGAAAAATGGATGAGGCCCGGGAATGTGGTAGACATTTCTACAGGTAAGGGTATCATTAAAAATGTTGTCAAAAGCATACTTGGCGAAAACATCTGCCATCATGCTAAGGATGCATGTGTAGTGCTTAAGCTTTACATACAGCCTGAAGGGGTTAACCAGGCATTCCCTTATAACCCGGTAAATGTAAGTGAATACAGATCGGAAGTGCACCCAATGCGAAAAAATACAGTAATGGGAGTGTTATAGTTTAAACGTAAAAACGATAACACTATGAATAAGGATGTACTTAACTGGGAATATTTATTGTGCCTTAGCAGGTTCAAACTAGCCGACAGCGATAATTTTTATTATATCAAAAAGGGGACGGACGAAATAGAGGCTTACAATATTTGCGATTACACCTCTAATGAAGTGGTAGGATGGGTAACCCGGACATTTTACTCCTTTAAGATCTGGACCCGTGTGCATGGTTTGACGCTCAGCAAAGAAATTGAATTCAAGGATATAATTGTAATGAAATGGTAAAGAAAGAAAGGACCTGCAAGAAATGTGGATGCACTGAAGAACGTGCATGCCGAACAAAGGACGGCCCTTGCTATTGGGTAGCTGATGATCTATGCAGTGAATGTTTAGTGCATGAAGATGAGGTGGGATCATGGGCACCAGCTGCCGACGGTGATAAAATACACATTGTAAAATTATTAAAGGAAAATAAAGCTAAAAATATGCAACGAATTTCAATACCGACCACTGAGCTGCTGGCTATGCTCGAAAAAGTAAAAGAGGTAACCGTGGCAAAGCCCATGAACGAGATACTTACCAATGTATACATCAAAGTATTGAAAAAGGGATTGCAGCTTATAGCTACCGACCTTAATGTGACCTTGATAGCTAACATTGATTTTGTCAATGACGGCGAATTTGGGTATGAATATCTCCTTCCTTTCGATTTCCTGTTTAAAATATGCAAGGCTGTTGACAGCGAGTTTATAACTGTTGAATATAATGAGAGCATTATAAAGCCTAAAGGGGAAAATATTACAACCCGCAGCGTAATAATCACTACTCTGAGCGATACGTTTGATATCGATAAGCTAGATGATCCTGTGATGTGGCCTGCGCTTCCGGCGTTTGATATAAAAAACAGTGTAGGTATAGGTGAGGATTTTATTAATTGCCTGAACCATGCACTAATGACGACCAGTAATGAAAATACCCGGGCCGCTTTGCAAAAGGTATTTTTAAAAATAACACCGGACGGCCTGACTATGGCCAGCACAAATACCAAGGTGGTATATGAAAAGAAGTTTGATTTTGAGACAACCGAGAGTGCCAACTTGCTTGTAAATGCAAAAATATGCAAGGCACTGGACGGTTTTAAAAATACATCTATAAGTTGGAATAATACCCATCTGGCTTTTGTAAGCAGTAATATTACGCTCATAGGCACTCTTCAGGATGAGCAATTCCCTGATTACACCCGTTATTTCCCGGCAAGTGAAAAGAATTTACACATATCACTTTCAGAGCTTAGGAGCCTGATGAATAAAATACTTATCAACAAGACACCTCTTAACAGCCCTAAAGCCACACTGTGGCTTAAACGTGAGATCGGGCTTATAGTAGTGGACACTTATAACCCGGATCTGAACAGGAGCACAACAATAAGGGTAGCGTGCGATTATAGCGGGAACTGTGAGCGTATAACGATAGATCCTGCTGACATGCTGAAATTACTTAGCCAGGTCAGCTATATGACGCTTTCGGTAACTATAACAGAACAGTTTAAGGCGATACTGATAGAAACAGATGCCGATGATAGTTACCGGTCGATAATAATGCCTTTATATACAGCTTAATTATTTTAACATATAGTATATGGGATTTTTTAAAGAGTTATTTATTGCGAGTGAAGCGCTCGACCTCACACTAAAGATAAAGCGTGTGAAAGATGAACTGGTGATCAGTGTACTGCCTGAGAATGTGGATGATATACAACCACTGACTATTTCAGGTACGCATGAAGAGCTGGACGCGGGATTTTTTCAGCACATAAAACCGGCACTCGATAAGACACGGGTAATGGTGAGGAACCTGGAGCAATATGAGAGCCAATTGAAGGTGATAGAGGAGGAGAAAAAAGAGGAGATCGAAAACAAAAAAAAACCGGCCCCAGCTAAAAAAACTGTAACACCCGCTAAGAAAGCACCTGCGGCAAAAAAGGCTGCGCCTGCTAAGAAAGCTGCGCCGCCGAAAGAAAGTGCTGCCGATAAAAAGACCGCTCCGAAAAATACTGTAGGTAAAAAGAAACAAGAAAATGATACCAACACCCAGGATATTAAAATATCTGACCCTATTGTAGTATCCGGAACGGAGGTTAAAAATCCGGCTAGGCCATTGCAGTTATTAATTGAGTAGTGTATGAGTTGGGATTTTGAAAATGGCGATATCGATCCTTTCTTCAGGCGATTAAGTGATATTGAACTTAATAGATGGAAAGCAGATTACGAGCGTATAATTAAGAAGAACGACCCGGCTAACGATGGCGATAAGGCAAAAACACCATGGATGTTACCCGCATGGTCCAGAGGCCTTGAAATGGTAAATAAAATAATAAACGAGCGCAATATCGCTTCAAAACAGAATGTTGTTTTTAAACAAATGTTAATCGAATAAAAAATATACTATGGCTTTACAGGTAACGAACCTCACGCGGGTTTTCAAAATGAAGAAGGATGGCAAAGAGATCACGCTTACTGATTTGCCAGGCATGCCACCGGCTGACGTAATGAAATTTTATGCGGCCACTTATCCAGAGCTTACTAATGGGGTAGTGCAGGGACCGGTGGTGGTAAAGGATAATGCTATTTATACAATGACAACGAAGGCCGGCCAGCTTGGTTAATTAAATGCTTATGGATACGCTTGAATATGTTAAACAACGAAGGAAATTAAAATGCGTACATCAAACAAGAAAAGTACCGACCGACCTTCACGACAGGATAGGAAGGTTATTGCTTCAGGAAATGGGGGTAAGGTCAAAAATGGAAATTCAAAAGCCGGAAGTGGTATTGCTGCCTCCTCAGGAACTGGATTACATCTTTTGAGCCAGGAGCTTAAGGGCATATCCCTTTTTCAGCTTAAAATGATATCCGGAAATAATGATATCTATCCGATGCCAGCAGGGCTGTTAGAAATAATAAATACCGAGGCAAAACAGCTTCAATGTATCGAGGATCTGTATGCAATCGTGAAGGCGCAGCCCAAGTATAAAAATATGAAGGAACCCCAGTGGACCATAGACAGCAGCCCTATAGAGGTAATATGCCGCTTGTTAAGAAAGCTAAGCCCTCTAGCTAAAGTAGGAAGATGGACCGTTGATAGCTTCGTGGATAAGGCCGATCCAAATAAACTGAGATACCGATTTGTAGCCTATAAATATTATAGCAGTAATGAACTGCGTGATAGCGAAGAGTTTTTATCGCTTGATTTTCTTCCTTTTTTAAAGGATCGTGATATTGCCATGCATGATATGATCATTGACACTGTGGCACTTGTAAGTAAGGCAAATAAAGTGCCTTTGTGGGATGAGGATGGAGATTATTCCTTATGCATGAAAGAGCTTGGATCTTCCTGCTGTTTAGGTAATAATAATCATGTTTTGATGCAACAGTATGCGTCATATTTCGGAGGCGTGGCTTCGCAGTACTTGAAATTAATAAAAAGCAGGCGTAGGGTAATAACCATTGAAATGATCCGGGCGCAGGTATTGAAATATCGTATCACCAGCTGGAGAAAGCGCCGGGTAATATATTGGGTACAGGCAGCTTTAGAGCTTGCCGAGAAAGGCGGCTGCATTGCTGACCATACTTATGTGCCACACTATAAAAAGGGAACTCCCTGGACGCCGTACCGGTCCTATAAGTTTATATGGAGCTGCCATCAAAACGACTGTATACATAAAAGGGCTAACAGTGTGTTACAGAAAGACCTCAGTAAATACGGCATTTTCGTTCCGTTAATGTTTAGTATCGCTAAGCCGGGCCAGGTATTTAAAGAGATAAAAGGAAGTGTTTTCCCAGTGAAGTTATATGATTTTATGCGGGATGGTATCAGTATATTCTTATGGCGACACCGCACATATTTCTATAAAGAAATGATGAATGCCCAGGAGACACCGGCAGAGACTTTACTTGAACGGATTGAATTAGCTGAAATTAAAGATGAATTATAATTAGTTTTTATGAATGACACAAATGTTAACCGCCAGTTGCACCCAAAGGTAGTGATCACTGTATATCGCGATCAGAGTAAGAATAATTTTTACCTCGAAAGCCGTGAGGTTAAAAATGTAGGTGGTAAAGTGTTGCTCGGGGCAGCAGTACCTATGGCTGATGATATTTTCAGGAATATGGCTGTGAGCTATGCAAAGAACAACAGTTTTGAAATGGATTTTGGTGGATATATAAGTGCTCACATGCTTTACGGGACTAATAAGCTTGGAAAAACTATGGTATGCTGGTACAGGCCTTCTATGAAACGTACACTTAATTTTTCCGCCTCATTGGGTATAAAAGGTAATAGTGTGGTATATGTTCCGGCAACCTTTTATGTGATCATCAATACAAAGCTCTATGTATACGCCCTTATGAATGATGAGCGGCCCGAATGGAAAACGAAGCTTTATAATGCTCCATTCTTTAATATTTATAAAGATGGGAATGTATGTCTTGGGAGTGCACAGGTGGGTAAATATAAAGCTAAGACGTTTGAAAAAGAGGCTGAACGCTTTGAAACCGGTTTTTACATGGCCGAACAAAATAACGTGCACAATGACCGCATGTGTAAAAGTAATCCTAAGACACTTTGGAACCGGCTGATAAAGGAAGGAAGTGTGTTCCCGAGTAAAAATGAACTGCAGCAGCATAGTAAATATAAAACAGTGGGTGAACTTATTGAAAATTTAATTGGCAACAAAAATGGCTCCAACTACGAAGAAGACTTCGAGGACGACGATATCGAAATCGAATAATAAAAAGGTGGCCGTGCAGGCACCTGTCAAAGAAGCTGTTCATTATACAGCTGCATATCTCATAGATCCACAGCATCCGGTGACGGTAAATGTGATCGGATGCGGTGGCACAGGAAGCCAGGTGATCAACACACTTGGCAGGATGCACAGTGCGCTTAAGGCACTTGGACACCCTGGATTATTTGTAAGGGCTATTGATCCTGACAAGGTAACTGATGCCAACGCTGCCAGGCAGTTATTCAGCCCTGCAGATGTGGATGGATATAAATGCACAATTCTGGTTGGAAGGATAAACCGGTTTTTCGGAACTGACTGGGAAGCTTTTCCACTCACTTATACAGCTAAAAGCGAAATAAAGGCGGCTAATATTACGATCAGTTGTGTAGATAGCGGTAAGGCCAGGAAAGAGATAAAAATGCATCTTATGGCCGCTGTTGCCGCTATAGAACCGAAGCGAGCCACACCACTTGGACGTGTGACCAACTATGCATATATAAGGGAGCGTGCCGAACCATACGAAATACCTTACTACTGGATGGATTACGGAAATATGCGTGACCGCGGGCAAATGGTAATAGGTACTCTTCAGAAAATAAAACAGCCTACCGGCAGTGAGTATATATGCCGTGATACACTTCCTTCGATTGACAAATTACACCCTGATATTTTCAGGGACCGGAAGGGGAGCGATCAAGGCCCCAGCTGCTCACTAGCTGAGGCGATTGGCAGACAAGATCTATTAATCAATACAAATCTTGCTAATAAAGGCCTGGAAATACTATGGAAGTTATTTCACGAGGCGCATATAAAATATCATGGGGTATATGTGAACCAGGAGACGATGAGCGATAACGGCATTAGGATTAGGTGAATTATTAACAAGTGTTATAACAGAAATAATGGTTACAGAACCCTGGTTTAAATTATATGTAGGTGATTATATGCGCGATACCCGGCCGCTTAGTGTTGCCGCCAGGGGAGCATATCAGGAAATTAGAGTACAAATGTGGATCAGTAAAGAGCGTGGTGTTATAACAGGTGATATAACAGAGTTGCAAGTTTTGTTAGGTTTCCGTAATAACGAAATTGAAGTTTTGCTCGGGGAACTTTTTCAAAAGGAGGTTTTTATTATTGAAAAACTTGCGCATGGAAAGCTGAAAATTACAGACCGTTCCATGGTTGCAAATGCCATGAAATCAGCGCAGAAAGCGGCGGCAGGAAAAAAAGGAATGAAAAAACGTTATGAAGCAAAAAAAGAAAATGAAAATCCTGTTATAACAGATGATATAACACCTGTTATAACAAATGATATAACCTATATGGTATCTGATACTCTGGTATCTAATACTGAATTAGAAAAAGGGGGTTCGGGGGAAAAAGAAAAACCGCCACCTGAGCTACCCGCAAAGAAAGTCACCGTAAAGAGCGGCAATGAAATATTGACCCTTGAAGACTGCCTGACTGCTTTTTTGGAAAGTAATGTTTGCGGGCAGGTGCGGGATTTGGTGGCCGCGAAACTGATGCTATACGGCCCAACGACCTTAACCGAACGGATAGCATGGCTCAACAACAGGATGCGTGGATGGGCCCGCAGGTTTAACGAGCGGTTGGTAGGTGAGCTAATGCAGGTACGTGCACTGAATGAATGGTGCTCGCATTTTATGAACTGGCTGAATATACAGGATTTGAAAACTAACCCTAATGATGGCAACAATGGGCAACAAGGAGCTGGAAATAAAACAGGCAACATTACTTCAGGTCCTGGACCAAAAGGAGGGGCAACGCTTGCAGATCTCCAAGCGCTTAAGCATGGTGGAGCTGCAGATAATCCGGAACGAACTGAATTCTCCCATTTTACGGTGGTTAACGGAGAAGGAGGCGCATGATGAGCTAATGGATATTATCTCTGAAATAAAGATACTAACAGGTGTACCCCTGATGGAGCTTAAAGAGGTAGGGATTCAGATTGAAGTATTAAAAAGGTTTATGTTGTCTTCGCCACAGTTTGCAGGGTTGACAACAAATGAGGTTAGACATGCTTTCTACCTGAATAACCAAGGCGAATACGACGAAGTATATAGGCACTTTAACAAGGTTCTAAATGCGGAATTTGTAGGGGATGTGCTTAGGGCCTACGTGAAATACAAGACTGCTTTATACCGGAAAAAAGCGAGAGAAATAAAGTTACTGCTCGGGCCAGCGGTTGAAAGAAAAGAAGTACCGATACCGAATGAAATTGAATTACAGCAGATGATACAACATGACTACAACAATTATTTGGCAGGATCAACAGAGTTCATCTATCTGTACACCGGTGTGTATAAACTGCTTCGCAAATATGGAGGCATACAGATACACTCGCGCCAATACTGGCACAAGCTGATTGGCTACGCTATACAGGACCGGATCAGGATAAGTAAATCCACATTATTCCGGAAAGATGTATCGGAGAAGGATAACATTTTGAGGTTGCGCGGCATATATGAGACTTATGAGGCGGAGGGCTGGATACCATCATCTGAATACCGGATGGTGATCTATACGCTACAGAAGAAATTGTACTTCCGGTTTCTTAAGACTATGGCCTATTTCAATATCAAAGACATTTTCAAAGAGGTAAAAATTACAAAATGAAAACAGGGATAGAATTAATCGCTATTGAGCGCAAAGAACAAATTGAAAAACATGGAAGAACGCCTGAACGAGATGTTGCAGAGAACGTTAAGGGTCAACTAATAGAGGCTACAATAGCATTACTTGAAACTGATGGTGATTTGTTTCCCGAAAGTTGGTCAGGTGCTATTTGCGAAAAAATGCTAATGAAACCATATATTAATAGGTTGATTATTGCAGGCGCATTAATAGCCGCCGAGATTGACCGTTACAATAATATTACTAATCAAAGCAAGGGTAAATAAGTATTTATTTATTAATCATAAAAACAAGCAACAATGACAGACAGAACATTGCCGATGCCTACGAAGGTGGCAGATTCGTTTAAGAACCTTGGTATACCCGAGGATGCATACCCGGACCTTTCAAAGGTGCCGGAGCGGTTTCACGTTGCCATCAGGAAGCATTACGAGCTTATGGTTGTGACAGAGGATGTGAATGGCCAGGATTATGAGCCTGACTTTACCAACATGGAGGAAGAGAAATGTATACCGGTGTTTATTGTAGATGCCGATGAAGAGCATAAGACCGGGTTCGGGCTTTCGTACTACGGCTACGTTAGCACGTACGCGAGCACGTATGTCGGGGCTCGCCTGCTTTGTAAAGACGATGACACTGCCGAATATATTGGTGAGACATTCCGCGAGGAGATATTTGAGCCTTACATGCTTAAAGGAAAATAAATTCATTTCATTATTAACAATATCAGGTATGCACTATACAGAGATCATAAATATAGAGGCGGTTTTCAAAGCCCTAGGGATGAAACCAGATGCCTTAAAAAATGCCGAGGTAGCTTTTATAAAGCTGGCGAAACTATTACCCCCTAAGCTGCGGGAGAAGTATATAAAACGCAAACTGGCCGAATTTGTAGTAGATATTATAACTCTTGCCATTAATGGAGATTGGGAAGCAGACTGGACCAATACTGCACAGACCAGGCTAAGCATCTGGTGGTTCATAAAAGCCAATAAG